GTTCTCATGACTCGTATGGATGAAAATCCGTTTCGCACGACCATTAGGAAGAGGACTTATCCTTCTCCTTCTGGCTTTCGTGCGTATCAAACTGGTACCAGATTTAATGGTATTTTCCCTACTCCGATTCAATATTCGCAGTATGGACCCAGTTTATACGAGGCTCAGATTACTGAGTCGGAAGGGCATCCTTTTTGGGCCAATATTAAGGACCTTCAAGGACTGAAACCGGATTTAGGTGGTGCATTTTCAACAACGAAGTGGAGGGTTATTAGCCCTTTCCCTGTGTATTCTATGCACTATGTGGATAACACTTCGAGCCACCGTCTTTGGCAACACTCGGGACACTACATTCCAAATTACTTGGAACAGTATGGTTCCGCGTCTCATGGTTGGGGATTTATTTCCAAAACCACGAACCCGGACCAGCTTAATAGCTGGTTCCCTGCCAAAACATCGAGCGTTTTAGAGCTCAATGCATATGGTACGACGGCAATCGCTCGTACTAGACCGGATCAGAGCCCTGCACATGTAACGCAGTTTTTAGTTGAGCTTAAACGCGACGGTATTCCTTTCGTCGCTAAGCTTTCTAAAACTGAGTTTAAACGCATTTTATCGGCGTTTAAAATTCGTGGAACTCGGCAGGCTGGATCGGGAGCAATCTCGAAAAAGTCTGCAGATTATTTCCTCGAAAATCAGTTCGGTCTTAAACCTTTCGTTTCTGACCTTACTGATTTCAGCAGACTAGCGCTTAATGGTGTTTCTGTCATTAAGCAGCTCGAAGAAAATTCGGGCAAGCTAGTCCGACGGCGTTATACGTTTCCGCATGAGGAGTTCTCCAGTCAGCAGGGGACGACGTCTAGCCGAGAAGTATGGGGCCCCAATTCTAATGGGGGTTCCTATACAATCGGTGATAGCGTCCAACCTACTGAAGTCGAAACTCAGAGAGACACATGGTTCTCCGGGGCTTATAGAATCTATTTGCCTCGGGATCTAGAACCGGTGTCGCGCTTGAAGGCGACAGCCGACAAGATGCGATGGGATTACGGCTTGGATATAGATTTCGAAATTCTTTGGAATCTAGCTCCATGGAGCTGGCTGCTCGACTGGGAATTCAATCTTGGCGATGTTATCTCTAACATCAACAAGTTCCGAGACGATGCAGTTGTGTTGCACTACGGCTATATGATGCAGAAAACTGTATCAACGTATACCGTTAGTAATACGGGACATTTCGTTCCTGGAACGTCCCCTAGTACAGCAATCCCGCCATTCGTACTTGAAGTCACGAATAAGCGTAGATTGCGTGCAACGCCTTACGGCTTTGGAAAGACTTTTGGCTCTCTTAATTTGAGTCAGAAGGCTATCCTAGCAGCTCTTGGGATCACTCGATTCTGAGGGTTGGGAGGAATTCTGTATTTGCTGAATTCGCCCTTCACCATTTAAATCCCTACCTGGCAAGGTAGGATCAGAAAGGAGCGATGCCGTTATGGCACTCGCAACTCCGCAGTCAGTAACTATCAACTCTGTGCCCATTTCTTTGCCGCGGACAGGCCAAAGTATGAACTCTGGTCAGTTCACGTCAAATGATGGACTTGTTTCGGAAGTTGTTTCCCATCAGAATGGGAAGCGCAACCGTCACATGGTAAGGATCAACCACTCAAAGGTGGCCGCTGACCCTTTCCTCACATCTCAGAACGCTAAGTACTCTATGAGTGCTTATTTGGTCTTTGATGTGCCCACTGTGGGTTACACAGTGGCAGAGCAGAAGCAGGTTGTAGATGGGTTTATCGCCCAGCTGCAAGCTTCTTCTGGAGCCATCATCACTCAGGTTCTCGGAAACGAGAACTAGTGTGGTGTGGGAGATTTTCGTCCCAAAGGCTCTTGTCCGCTTCCTACATAAGGACTTTGTTTCTTATGAGTCCAAAGAGGAAGCGTTAGCAGCTGCTCGTCGGATCAACCTTGAAAACGGTTGGTCAAACGAGGAGCTAGATGAGCTCGATTCGAGCTCTGACTGCTAGAGTGTCGGACGGCTATGGATGCTCCATCTAACTATTAGGTTGGAGGAACATGAAAAGCCTGATGTCGCTCTGGAAAGTAATGCTCAATGAATTGAGCATTAGATGCTGCACTACCAGCACAGCTAGAGACCTTAAAACAGTCTCTAGCCGAGTCGAACACGAAGGGCTATCGTTTTTCACGATAACCCTACCTAGTTTTGGTAAAGATCTCCTAAAGAGTCTTGACCAAGGCTATGTTGGCTCCGACCAGTTCTGTGGTTTCCGCAGATCTGGGGGGCTCCCTGCATTTCTACAGGGTTTCCTTTGCCTAGTGTTCGATCGTTCTAGTGGTGTGATTTTGCAAAATCCCTGTACCGAAGCGATCTATTCAATCAGACAATTAACTTGTGTGTTTGAGAAGATTGCACTTGAGTGTACAGAACATCGTACACGAAAGGCGATGCAAGGATATGTGCAGATTGAGTCTGATATCAGAACTGTGGACAGACGATGGGGCGACTTTAGTCAACTCACCCAACTCCGCAATTCTTTCTCCATGCTCTTTGGCGATTCAATCGACCGGGTTAATCAAGATCTTCGATTATCCCGGTACGATCGTTTCATGCCCAAACATGGACCCGGAAATACAGCTGACCGGCTGGTTGGTAACCAGAAGTTTTATACGGCCAGTTGGACGTCCAGGCTCGAGTCCATATTACCAGTTGGGGAGTTTGTCATTCCCAATTGGCGATATAGACGTGATTTGCGAGGAATTGATATCAGAGATCCCGGAGGGGAGCTACCTGTTAGGGTTACTCCTGTTCCTAAGAACCTCAAAACCCCCAGAATAATCGCTATAGAACCGACATGTATGCAGTACGCACAACAGTCGATTCTTCGCGCCATTCTGGACTCTTTTGAGCAAGATCCTTTCTTGAGAGAGTTCGTCACTTTTAAAGACCAAAGGCCTAACCAGCTGATGGCCCTTCAGGGAAGTCTAGATGGCAGTCTTGCCACCGTCGACCTCTCTGAGGCAAGTGATAGGGTTTCGAATCAGTTAGTACGGTATTTACTTGCCCCATGGCCCGATTTCCTCGAGGCTGTGGACGCAAGTAGATCTCGTACTGCTGACGTGCCTGGCTATGGTGAAGTTCGCCTAGCCAAGTTCGCTTCTATGGGATCGGCGCTTACTTTTCCTATTGAGACAATGGTATTTCTCTCCATTGTCTTTAATAGGCTTAGAGCGTCATCACCCCACTTACGCTTGGAGCCCCTCAAAGGGGTCGCCTTGCGAAAAGTGCGCGCCTATGGGGACGACTTGATTGTCCCCATAGACTTAGTGCGCGACGTTGTCTCTGACCTAGAATCTTTAGGATTCAAAGTCAATAAAGGCAAGACTTTCTATTCTGGTTTGTTTAGAGAGTCCTGTGGAAAGGAATACTATGCTGGGCAAGACGTTTCAATTGTCAAGCTCAGAACGGTGATCCCAACCACGCGTCGCAATGCAAGTGAAGTAGTAGCCATGGTCGCTTTTAGAAATCAGCTTTACTTTGCTGGTCTCTGGACCACTTGCCAATGGCTCGATGAGAAGCTTACCAAATTACTTGGTAATTTTCCGCTTCTGTCACCTACTTCGCCAGGACTAGGCAGACATTCCTTTTTGGACTTGGAGAAATATCCTTGGCAAACTGGAATGTGTTACCAACGCAGATCTACAATTGCGTGGGTGACTAAAGCCAAGATACCAGAAAATGGTATTGATGGCTGGCCTGCTCTAGTAAAGTGCTTAACAACTGGATTTAATCCGGATGAAAAGCACCTGGAGCACAGTGGACGACCGCGGTCCCTTAGCATCAAACGGCGGAGGGTCCCACTCGCGTAGCGAGTGGGGCGGGGCCTTTGTGCCCTTGAGGAGATCGAGTGATCTCCCCTCACCCCCTAGGGGGTGTGGGAGGAGATGCACTTGGC